CAATCCTGTTTGCCTTTGTCGTAATAGTGGTCAGCAAACCCCCATATTAAGCCGCCGCCAATCGCGACTAGTGCCAAATATCCGTAAAGACTACCGCCGCCAAAAAAACCTTTGATTAGCGCTCTCATTGCGTACCATCTAAACAATATTTCTGTTCTTCTGATCGCCGCCGCACCAAACCACGCACAACCCGTCCGCCCGCTTTGTTCCACCATGTAATAGCCTCGCAGCCACCGATAATGTCGCCCCTGTTCAAACGGCGAGTGGCCGTTGATTTACCTGCAGCGCCAATGCCCACATTATATGCCAGTGACGTGTAAGCAGCGTCCCTCATCACGGGCAGTCTATTAGCTATTGTTTCTGGGCTAAAATATCCGTGTAGCCCAGCACGATACTCTGCCAGCTCATCAACCAGTAGAGCGCGACATTGCTCATCCGTTTTGTATTGCCCCGGCCCCGCCGTCCGTGTGTGGCCATAGCAGACCGTCCAAAGCGGCGGTTTGGCTATAGTGTCAAAATAAGAAACATGAAATTCGCCCTCTTTGTTCTCACCTTCCCATGTTGTCGCCAAGGTAAAAACCACCTCATCATAATTGGGTTCATCTATTTTGTGAGCCAAAGCTGGTAGAGACACAAAACAAATGGCCGCAATTGCTACAGCTATGATCGAGCGCCGCCGCCAGCGGTTTTCGGTCGGCTGTAATACCATGCGGCCAATTATACCAGCAGCAATGACCACTATTTGCAGCCTACCCCAAACAAGCGGGTTGGTATCAATCCCTATAACACTATAAATAAAAGTGGGCGCGATAGTGATAATGGCGAGCACATAAAACGCCCAAGCCGTATAACTAATTAGCGCGATTTTGGCCCACTCTTTTTCCAGGAAGTTCATGTTTATCTCCTATTTCTAATTAATTATTTATGAGGTGTAAAACCAAAGCCTTTTAACATCGCTGTAAACGCACCAAACGCGATCACGCCTACAATCACCATTATAAATTTTCGTTGGACGCCCTTGGTTGTTTTTCTCATTTCACGAGTAAAAATTAGGTCGTGATGAAATTCGTTCACGCTGTCTTGGTCATTTGTGTCGACGCCAAACATTCTAAATGTTTGCCTAACCGCCATGTTTGCGGATTTGTCTGCTATCGCGCGTATTTCATCATCAGTCATTTATGGCTCTTTCTTGTGATGGGAATATGATGTTCTTTCTTTAGGCTGTATTATTGTTTAAGATGTTTTCCGCATGGCGATGTCATGGATAGTCAAGTCAATTGGACCCGCACCTAATATTGTCACTGACAGCTGAACCTTAGTGGTGCTAGCTGGAATAGTGACGGCACCTGAGCTGTAAAACCCGTTGATAGCATCAACACAACGGGCCCCTAGATTAGGGGGAATAGTTTCTATACCGTTTGCAGAGCCTGTAGATGTCTCACCTGTAGACGTGCCCCCATCCGCTGCAATAAATCTAGTCTTAAAAATAAGTTGTTGTATGTCAGCTCCACCCTGCCATGTGATGTCAAATTCGGCAGCACCTTCATGTCCCGCACTCAAACCAGTATCAAAATCGTATACAGGCGAGGTCAATATAATATCTGTTTCTAGGGCCTTAAAACCCGAAATCCTGTTGCCTGATACCATAACACCAGAGTTGGCCGAAAGTGACCACCCGTCTACCAGTGTTCCCGTGGCACCGGATGATAATGTACCACTGGAACCTGTTAATGGGGCGTCTATATAATTAAGGCCGCGTTGTGCATTACCTATTCCTAAATCCCGAAAAGCTATTGCATCCGCAATCCCAAATATTTTCGCCATGTTGGCGTTCGGGTGTTTTCCATCATAAGATAAACCCATTAGTTTGGGTGTGCCCTTAGATAGTCCGTCCGCTATCGCTGCTGGATCAGAAAATACATAGGGACACCGAAGACGCAAAGTTGCATTTAATGCCATGCGTCTCGCTTCCTGCGCGTCTGTAAAATCATCCATCGCCACAACCGTTCTCAGTATATGAGGAATGCCAGAATTTGCTACTGTGCGCCCCATGGCTATAAGGGCGTCTGCAAGCTGCTCTCCCGTATCAGAGGTGTTCTGTAATAAGTCATTTACACCAGCGCTGATAGTTATGGCGTCAGGGGCCAATGCTATTGCAGAAGGTAAGCGAGCACTAATTTCATCAATCCTTTCACTCGACACCCCTTTATTTAAGCTTACAGGTGTAATAACGTCCCCATTGGTATAATTTTCAACTGACGGCCCCGATCCAAGCGCACTACGATTTGAGCCGTTTCGGCCATTCTCAACATAACTGTCGCCTATTTCCAAAACCCGAATAGCGTTGAAAGAATGCAAGGGTGTAATTTCGTAATCAGCGGTAACGAAGAGTCCTGCGCCTTGTTGCGAGCGGGCCAGCACTTCCACCTCAATAATATCGCCTTCCGTCAAACCTCCATTGTGCACAATATATCTAGAGTCTAAATATCCGGTTGAATTGGCGACAATTGGAGATGTGACCGCCCCACCTGTAATTGACCCAGTTCGCCGAAAATATACATCAAGAGTATGGAGGTTACCCGTTGAATTTCTGGCAAAGAACCGAGCGGATATAGCGATCCCTGTTGATGTAACTTCAACAATTTTTTTGGCGATAACCACATGGGATGTCGTCATGTCCAATTCATCGCCACTTGTACCCGATATTGTCTTAACTTCTGACGACCGTAGTCTTTTAGATGGATTCAACAATCTAAATGAATGGCCAGCGCCTGCATCCGACACCTGTAGAATTGCAACTTGCGACCCAATAGCAGTTTCAATATTGTCAGATATATCCAATTTATCTTGTGCTGTAAGCGTAGCCGTTATACCCCGCCGCCTAGATGGTATAATAATTTTTTTATTACTCAATGTATTTTCTCCTTAACAATAAAGTCGCCAGACGCGAACAGTGGTCCAACGCCATCAGCGCGGCGTATTTCGAGATATAGGTTTATTGTGTGCCCTACCATTTGCGCCTTTGGTAAAATGTCTAATGATGTAGCACTCCAAGCAACTGTCATCTCTGTCACAGAAATAGTGTCGCCCAGGCTCGCATCACACGGCATATATTGCTCAACGGGGACACACTCATCTTTCAGGGCTTGCCATGTTTTGCTTTCAAGAGAGCAAATAACAGGGAGAGTTACTAGGCTGGAGTGATCAGGGGCCAATGCAATAACGCACTCCAGATTTTCATTGGACCAGTCGGTTAGTAAGACATCAAAAGTCTCTCCGTCCGCATAGCCTCGCGTGGCGAATAAAGAAATGTACTCTTCTCCTGATAAAATAACTGCGGTTTTATGGTTATCAAACATAGGTTTCCTTACGTCTCTAGGGTCTGTACGCGGACGACTAAACCAGTCGTTGGGTTATTCAAAGTTTGGTCGATTTCGCTGACACCAATAACAATCGCATCCACCGTGGCGTTAACTGCATCCACTTGACCACTACCGGCAAATGGTACTGGTTCGTAAAAAGGCCATGCACGAGGGGGCCTTAATACAGGCAGCGCGGTTGTATCATCAATAAGCGGGTCGAAATCTTCAATTGCTGGATTGTACACAATGACTTGCATAATAACGCGCACTCCCTCGCCTTCACTGACTGCGCGCTGTTTCTTTATGCACTCAAATATTTTGCCATTTAATTCAGGCCATCCTGTGTTAGTTACGGTGAAAACATCTCCTGCCGTAATAGTGTACCAATATCGGTATGGCATGTTGAATGTCGCCCCCATACCATCCCGTGTGGCTTCTAAATCCCGCTTTTGGATTCTCATGGCTCGACGCCTATTTAAACAAAAGTGCAGCGATTGCTCTAACGGCCTGTGATTTCCTTTATCTTCTGTTAAGTACGTGGATGGGTGATATGAAGGTGCAGATGTAAGTACATAATTATTAAGCGGCTCGGAGTATTTAGTCAGTGTATCATTGTATTTGTCAGTGGCCTCGCCGTCTAAAGTGAATCTTGCCACATATCCGCCGACCGCCTGAAAGTCCACGTTTTGTGATACAATTTTCGGGCCTGCTGGTATTGTGTAAAGCACCCCGCCGCTTTCAACCAGATCAGCATTGTAGCAATCACGAATTAGTACTTCGTCTGATTTTTCTTTGCCCGATGTTAGCAGACCTCCAAAACGAGGAGAGGTAAGGTCGCCAACGTCTTCAAGTGCGAGTGCATCACAAACATCAGCATTTAATTCGATTTTATCCCAGTCCAGCAAGTCAGGAGGATATGAGGCCCCCACAACAACCTCCCCCGCCCGCTTAAATCCTATCTTATGTTGTGCCCAAATCAATTCTTCGTTCTGCGTCCACTCCCATGTATCAGGATCATCAATATCATGGCTGACCTCGCGCGGGTCGTAAATAGGCGCGCCCTTTACCAATAAGCGCATTTGCGGGAATCCACCGCGCCATGGCACATCGTTTTCATCATCAGCCGTGTTTTCAGCTTCCAGCACGGCATATGCACAGCCCGCAAACCTATCGTTAACGCCAAACTTGTTGGGGAAAGCTGCAAGCAAAGTTGGGTCCGCAGCTTGTGTTTCTGTGCCCTTGTGAACAGTTATCCAAGCTCTCGTTTCGCCGTTTTTACCCGTGAAATGTGATGTAATCGGATATTTGTTAGCAAAGGCGCTACCACCCAATGTAACTTTTTCGCCATCTAGCCAAAGCCCTAAGAATGCCGTTATTTCATAATCTGATAAAATCGTGACGCGAACGCCTTTTTCATTTTTTTCACTATAGCTATCACCAAACGCGCCCGAACCGCCTATCATGGCGTACCCTACAGCCACCTGACGCGGGTAATTATTATCAAGTTGACGATCTAGCTCTTGGCCAACATCATATTCTTGCTGCTCGCCCTTGCGGGAAGGTGTCAATATTTTGGTGACAACACTTGTTGCAATAGCTGAAATAATAGCAATGCCGATTTGAATAGCTACATCAACCATTTAAATCTCAAACGCCTTTACAGCTAAATCTAAGCCCATTCTCTCCAGTCCGTTCTTTGTCGCCACAACCGCATATTCACCATCAAATACAGCTCCAACTATTTCATTACCTATGCTTAACAACAGCACATCGCCACAAACTGCTTTTTCTAAGTCAACTTCATCGAGCATATTGCAAACTGTTGACATTAAGTCACCGCTGCCAATGCGCTTAAGTGCTCTGTACGCGCCTATTTCATTGTTATAGGAACCGCGAAACGCAGCAGCTGGGTCATAGCCGCGCACAGCCATAACCTGTCCTGCGATAAACAGCGCGCAGTCATGAACACCATATTCATGGGGCGTAGTCGCCACACGCGCTAGATACGCGGCTGTGGTTGCTCGCTTAGTACGGCTGGACACCGGGCCTTAAATTCACATCAACGCCGCCACGGCCACGGCTATAACCACCAGAACCTGAATTAGTATAACCCCATGGGAACTTGCCACCCGCAAACACCTCATCGGAGGCGTGACGGAAAGAGCCATCGGCTGTAAATAGCCGTTTTTGGTCTTGGTCTGAACGAACGCGCGCTGTGCCCTTTTGCAGTCGTATTCTGTAAGATAAAACTTCGATATTGAGCACAGCGCTACGGCCTGGTGCGAATACGATTTCCACCTTATCAATTTCCCCCGCAAACACGCGTTCTTGGTGTAAAACATCTGATGTTTCAGGATCAATTATAAACTCTGAATGGTCAACACGGCGATTTTGCAAATCGTACCCTAAGAAAGACTGAAACCAAGACACACTATCCACATAATCAGGCGGCACCTGAACCAATCCAGCGTCTAATGTGATGGTTAACTTATCCGCTGGAACTCCCGAAGATGTAGCCAAGTCACTTATCGTTGCATATGGAACGGGTCCATATGTATGGCCGTCAAATGTGAGATAGTCGCCATCGCGAACAAAATAATGATTGCCATCAGAAAGCATGATTTTTAAACCCTGCAAAATTGAAACATTCCCGCCTGAGACAGCGGCCAATGCATCCGACGATAAAGCCATTATACTGAACCTATATATTCAGCAGCTTCATAGCTAAGCTCTGAATACAGCCCTTGGCCTGTTCGTATGCTATGCTGTCTGACGATAAACAGACCGTGAACCTTAAATAAATCAACCAGTGTAGTGCTGTCTAGCCCAGTTAGATTACGCCCTGGCCGTTTGCGTACTTCTATAATCATTTCCCCAGAAGCGTCTGCTGTTTTAGTTTCTACAGCCCTGTGTAGCCACCTACGCCCAGTAGTATCATTAAACCCAATGTAATCACCAATAGTAAGCGTTGCGCCTTCTCGCATGTTGTGAAGTTCGATAGTAGAAGCGCTTCTATCTACTGATTTTACTTTCACATCGCCCCAAGGATAGTGAGCCCGGCCTAATGGAATCTGTACATTTCTGTAAGCCCACGGTTTAGGGCGTCTAGGGTCATAAATGTTTGCAAGTACCGAACCACCTTCCATTCTATCGAAAGCCGCTTCCAACTCTCTGGTTTGGAGTGTGTTTTTTTCAGGAGCCGTTAATGATATTTTCCAATACTGATCACCATAAATAAATGTCTGATTGTCTCCACCGCCCGGTATGCTTTGTTTTTCCAAATTAAACTGAATACTGGTGAAGCATGTGGTCAATTCAATCGGCGCGCTCATTATGCAAGACCTTTATTGCGCTCGTGCAGGCGTCCATCTACTAAATTAGGTACGTCTTGCCGAATACGCTGATCACGCTGGTCAAGGTTACGCTTTAAATCGCCCTCAGTATGTCCATAAAAATTACTCACGGGCGCATAGATAATTTGTGATGATCCTGCGCCGCGCGCGCCGCCTGTAATGGCTTTCGCTGGTTTGTTGGGTATGACATTCAATTCTTGCCCGATTGGAGCAATAAACTCTCTGCCTTGTTCATTAACTTCATAAAAATACCCCGGCTTTACTGAACCGCCGCTAGCCCGCCCGCCGCCAAATTTTGCTTTCAACACGGAACCCAGAAAACTACCAATACCTTTTTTAATACTACCGCCCACATTGTTGCCACCAGCCGCCGCCATCGCGCCTGCTATTTGTGAAGCTGCGGCTGTACCAGCCGCCGTAATAGCTGTACCCATTGAAGATGCGGCAAGCGTTCCTGATGATGTTATTGCCGTGCCCATAGTGCCCGCTCCTGTTGAATGCGCCAAACTAATCGACGAGGATAAGGTCGTGGAATCGGTAATGCTGCCCAATAAATCAGGCGCTATCTTCGCTAACTGGTCGAATACGGTATCAGCAAGCGCATTAGCAGCGTTTTCAAACACTCTATCAGCTATGACGCCAAATACGCTTTCAACCACCTCGGTCCAGTCACCTTCAATAGCAGCCAAATGCAAACCATCATTAAATGCTTCACGAAACCGTCCACGCGCCGCCGCAATGTCTTCCTCGGCAAAATTACTAACCGCTGTAGTATTTGCGTCTGCTTCGCTTCTACCCAATCTGATTAAGTCTGTTTTTGTGCGCAACAACTGTATTTCGCGTTCCAGCCTTTCTGCTTCTTGGGTATCTCCTCGCAAGTTGGCAAGATGTGCCTGTAGCTCTAATTCGATTTCTAATTCATCATTTTTTTTGCGCATGGCTATTGCAGCGTCAATTAACTGTTGTTCTTCTTGCGCCAAATTAAGTGCCGTATCAGGGTCTACACCAATATCTACTAAATCAGCTATTCGTTCTCGCACATCTAAAATGCGGCCAAGACGTTCAACCTCGGCACCATCTCCACGAATAGAAGCTGCCTGCAATTCAGTTTCTAATTGTCTGTCAGACAGTGCTGCGTATTTTTCACGCTCAGCGCGTAAGTCCTTGGCTGATGATAGTGCACTTTCAAAAGCGGCCTCAGCAGCACCCATACCTATTGATAAATTGGCCCCAAATTCAGAATCTAATTTAAGGCCATCTTTGCGCGCCTGCTTTAGCTGTGAAATAAAGGCATCAGCTTTTCCCACAGGGTCAACAGCGCCAACAGTTCTGTATTCCGCGATTTTTTTTTGTTTTAAAAGTTCATCATCAAGGGCCTGCGCCTTCGATTTATCACCGCGCGCGCGGGCGAACATTAGGTCTTCTTCTAGCTTAATTCGGTTTTGCGCTAGCCTGCCTTCTTCAAGCGTAGCCTCAGCATCCTGTTTACTAATCCCTGATTGATTATATGTTGCTACTGCCTGCTGCTTAAGTTTATCGCGCTTTTCATCTATTAACGCTATTTCGGCCTCTACGTCTTTTACAGCCTTACGGGCAGCAGCCACCTGTTTGTCATTTGAATATGGGATTCCCAGTTCAGGGTTGGATTGACTTCTCTCACGTGACGCCAGATTAGTACGAAGCCCGCGCAATTCTTTCTCAAGACTTATTCTTTTAGTAAGAAAGTCGTTACTAGCATTCGATATTTCTAATATTTCTCGTTCTTTTTGAGCCGCTCCTGCGGTTTTAGCCCTTTGTTCAAGCGTTTTGTAACTCTCTGCCAATTCATCAACTTTGATGGTTTGTTTTTCCAAGCTAGATGTAGTTTCATCAAGAAGGGGTTGGTATTTTTTCAATACCTTTTCGGCATCTTCCACTTTTTTATTTAACAAAGCTTGTTCGCGCGCGGTTTGCTTATTTGCTTTTACAACATTATACAGCGCATAAGCTATCCCACTCAATACCAACGTAAAGCCACCACCAACACCAAGCATAGCCTTATTGAATTTTCTAATGCCCCGCGCCGCCAAAATACTTGCTGCACCTACCTTGCTTATACGTCCTGATGTGGCGGCTAATAATGCGCTCGACGTAGTGAGTGTTGCCATTAATGACACCATCGCTTTTGCAGCCAAGCGGCTCCCCAAAGCTATAGAAGCGATAACAGCGGCATGGGCAAGCAAATCAAGATTATTGGCTACAGCAACAATAAACTTTGACAAGTTTTCGGCAGCGCCAGACGAAGCGTTAAGCTCACTGATAAACTCAGCGGCCTTATTACGCATGATAGTAAAGCTATCGGAAATTGTTGGCGTAGTTACATTAAATTGATCTTCGATTTTTTTAGCGCCATTAACAATCGCATTAAATACAATATCTGACGTGATTTTGCCTTCTGACCCAAGTTTTTTAAGCTGCCCTATGGTTACGCCCATCTCGTCAGCTATTGCTTGCGCGAGCAGTGGTGCATTCTCTCGGATTGAACGAAGCTCATCACCTGCGAGTAAACCAGACTGCAAACCTTGTGAAAGCTGTAAAATAGCTGCCCGCTGTTCTGATACAGCCGCCCCACCTGCTTTGAACGCTTTATTGGCAACTTCTGTGGCTTTTGCCACGTCTTGCTGTGACTTACCGAGAAGACCGCCAGCGCGCGCAAAACGGCTGTAAAGCTCAACAGTTGGTTCTAATGCTGTGCGCGTTTCATTGGCGATTTTATTAATGTCGGAAACACTACCTAGCGAACCACCAAAAGAAACCTCTGCTGCTTTGATTTTATTGCTGGCTTCTGTCCATGCATCAGACAGCCGTACTGTCTCACGAATTGCAAAACCAACACCAATTGTGGCTATAGCCTTATTAAAACCAGCGGCCATACGGCCGCCCGATTTTGCCATCTTTTCAACACTTCGGTCTAATCGGCGCTCCATTTGGTTGAGATGTTTATTCGTTAACTTTTGCGCGCGCAAAAAGCCTTTCTCGTACCTTATTAAATTTAGGTTTAATTCAGCAGTTAGGACTTCAATTGTTTTAGCCACGGCTAATGAGCTCGCCTAAATTTATTGATGGCAGATCGCTGCTTGTGCGACAGCAATTCCTTGTCGCGCCAGCGGTCATCAATGGGATTGTCGAAATTCTTTTCGCTAATCCAAAGCCTGCGCCCACACTTGAAATCAGCGAATGCAATGACAGATTTTTTTGATGTCAAATCGCTACACTCAACATATTGGCACTCATCGCCCCCATCCATAAACGCGATTTGCATAGCGCATTTTTTTATGAACGGATTTACCCGCTTGTTGATAAAACCCTCACCAAACTTTGCATACAATTGAGGGTGGGATTTCTCCGTGTATGGGTCATTCAAAGCTGTGAATAATTTGTCTTTCTGGTCGTTCATTTATTTGCTTTCAATTCTCGCGCTTTGCTTTCCGCGATTCGTCGTTTATGCTCTGCTATGGTTGGGTATGTCGTTTTTGGTTTACCGCCTTGTGATAGGTTGTAACCTTCGACAGCCGCATTAAATTCCCAAAGGCTCATAGCTTTGGTTTGTGCAGGTGTAAAGCCCATCACCACACCATTACCAATAATGGTTTTGATATTTAGCCTTTTGGGTCGGTGGTCTCGCCGTCCTCCGCTTCATTAGCATCGCCATTTTCGACGATTGGGCCAGACAACCCAACGGTAAGAATATTAGTTGCTAGAATTGAAGCCACGATCCAGTCACCTGGCTCGTCAATGTGTGTTTGCACTATTTCTTCCGCTTCAACAGGTGAATTTCCTCCACCAATTAACCCTTGCACGACGACAAATCTAACCCATACGAGCTTAGCCTCTCCGTCTTGTAGAGCGTTTCGAATAAAAAAAGCACCCTTTTCGTGCAATGCATCGATTTTGAATAATTGTTCCTGCTTAATAGAGAAATTGTGTAACTCCCCACCAAGGGGGAGTACACCTGCTTCGCCAGAACCGTCAGAATGGTTGTCCATTAAGCAATAGCCGCATAAGTGATTTTACCATCGCTTTCGAATGAAACATCACTTTTAACAAAATCTCCATCACTACCTGCGAAACCAAATTTGTTAATGATGTAATTGCCAGTAAAGGCAACACCGCCTGTCCCGCCAACTTCTACAATGACTGACAGTGGGGTTCCGCTTGTTAATGCGTCCATATATGGGATAATATCATCTTTATGCGTAAGTCCGCCGCCTGTTATTCCAGCTTCCAGTGTGTCAACGATACGCAAAATCCATTTAGGAAGTTGTGGATTATCGCAATCAACAGCGGGAATAGAATTTGTACTCGCTGTTATTTCGAAGTTCCTATCTGCGTTGATTGTGCAGGGATGCGCATATGTTGAACCACCTGCTATCGCTACTTTCACTAATAGTTCTGTGCTTTTTACTGTGTTTGGGCCTGCCATAATTTTTCTCCTTTAGGGCAATTGTGTTATTAGGGTGAAGTTGTAAAAGTGGTTATAATTCCCACAATTTGTAACTCATCGTTACAATACTCTGCGCTTCAAGACCATCCTGAGACGTTTGGTGTTCTACGCTTATAAAGTCATGCAACCCTATTTTATGACTTTGTAGTAATAGTGTACGGTCAAGTATCTGGCGAACACGCCAAGCAATATTTTTTGCTTGCACATGTCCAATTTCACGTGACCAAACATGAATACGAGAGAACACCTCGGCACCACGCCCACATTGATTAGTATTATTTATTGTTTGATCGTCAGCTATTTGGATGTAAGGAAATATAGCGCCGTTTGGCACTCGGTCATAAACCCTGACCGTACCGCCCATCAACTCCGCTAATGTCGTATCTTCCTTCAAAACACCATAAAATGCTTTTTGTAAATCCAATGAAGGCGCGCTCATTACCGCCCTCTTTTGTTGCGGCTAATTACTTGGCTGTGAGTCTTCTTGATGCCGCGCGTGATACGGCCCTTGACCCTGCGCTTGTTATGGCGATAACCGGGCCAAAAGAACCCTCCACCGGGCGTAAACTCCACACGCCTACCATAAGGCGCTCCAACACCACCAGCCCGAATGCTGCGCCTTACCCTAAATTTATTACTTGAATTAAAATGCCTAATTGTGCTCTTTAAATCCCCCTTCACGACAGGCACTAGGGCTTTCATTGTTGCTGTTATTTCATCAGCGCCTTGCTTTTGGTCAGCCATTGCCTGTACCTTAACCGCTTCTGGCATTTGCTTGAAAATCCGTAATAAATTTTGACGGTTTTTAAACTTGTGTTTATTTCTAACCATCAGGCCCACCTGTTTCACAAGTCAAAACAATCCTACGCTTGCGTCCTTCTGGGTCTATGGACGCTTTAATATTATAGGTTTCGCCCGTTCTGGCGTTGACCACCCGATCACCAGCGTTGATACCAACAGTCAAAGACGAATACCGCACCTTAATTTCGTACATGACAACACCAGTGGTCCGCGCGGCAATCAATTGCTCATTGCCGCGAATGGCGATAATATTAGCAGCTAGATTGCCAGTAGGAGGGGAAAACCGCGCCCAATCTTCAACAACATTTCCATATCCATCGTCGCCGCTTACTCCGCGCCGCTCGATGTAAATGGCGTCTCTAAGCGTTCCCGCTCGCATCTTTTTTCTTAGTTTTACGCTCTTGCACGATTTCGCCTGCCCCAACCGCCTCTGCGTCCTTAGCGCACTCCTCATTCACTGTTTGGGGCTTTGATGAAGGATGGTAGAGCATGGTTACACGCGGCTCAGCCGTTGGCCGATAATAATGTTTTTCTGTAAAAATTACCTTTGGCATGTCTTTCTCCTAAATTTTCCAGCGCCTGTATGGAGCCAATAGCGTTTTGTAAGTTGTGGATTCCACCAAAGACGCGCCCACTATCTCGCGTTCGCGCATTTCGTATAAT